TGCAAAATGGACTTTAATTGTAGATGCTGCATCTGCAAGTTCATCCTCAACAGCAGCAGCAGCTTCTGCTGCAGCAGCCGCAGCTTCTGCATCGGCAGCTAGTACAAGTGCATCTAACGCAAGTACAAGTGCTAGTAATGCTAGTACATCTGCAAGTGCTGCCGCAGCTTCCGCTGCAGCCGCAGCTGCATCTGCTGATAATTTTGATGATGTTTATTTAGGTGCAAAGGCATCCAATCCAACTGTTGATAATGATGGTGATCCTTTAACTGCTGGTGATCTGTATTTTAACACTACTTCAAATGTATTAAAATATTACACAGGTTCTACTTGGTTAAATGTAGAAGCTACTGATACTAGTAGTTTTGCAACTAAAGGATTTAGTATTGCGATGTCAATCGCATTATAATAAGGAATAGATATGGCTCAAGATTTTACAAGATATAAACAAAGAAATATAGGAACATCAGCAACTACTTTATTTACAGCAAACTCAAATGATACAATCGTAGGTATATCTGTAGCTAATGTTACAGGATCTGCTGTTAATGCAGATGTATTTATTAACGATGGTTCAAATGATTTTTATTTAGTTAAAACTGCACCAATCCCAGCAGGATCGGCATTACAAGTTCTTGATGGTGGAGCTAAAGTTGTAGTTCAATCTGGTGATATTTTAAAAGTTAAATCTGATACAGCTTCTTCTTTAGATGTTTGGATTTCAACTGTTGATGCAATTTCTTAATAGGAAATAAACATGGGATATATAGGAGCAAAACCTTCAGCAGTACCTTTAACTTCTGCTGATTTAGTAGATGGCATTGTAACTTCTTCAAAAATAGCAGATGGTACAATAGCAAATGCTGATATTAGCTCTACTGCTGGTATCACTTTAAATAAATTATCTGGCAATCCAAGTTTTAGAAATATCGTCATCAATGGGGATATGCAAATTGCACAAAGAAGTACAAGTGTGGCTTCTATAACTACTTCTGGTTATAGAACTTTAGATAGATTTTATTTAGGTTTAAGTACTCTTGGAACTTGGACAATGTCACAATCAACTGATGTTCCTTCAGGTTATGGTTTTTCTTATTCAACAAAATTAGATTGTACAACTGCTGATGCTTCTCCTGCATCTGGAGATAATATGCTTATAAGTCAATTTTTTGAAGGACAAAATTTACAATATTTAAAAAAAGGAACTGCTAATGCTGTATCTTTAACAGCATCATTTTGGGTTAAATCTACTAAGACTGGAACATTTATTTGTGAATTACATGACACAGATAATTCAAGAGCTATATCAAAATCTTATACTGTAAATACTACTAATACTTGGGAATTTAAAACAGTAACTTTTCCTGCTGATACAACTGGGGCATTTACAAATGATAATGGTGATAGTCTTGGTTTGAATTTTTGGTTAGGTGCTGGAACAAATTTTACTTCAGGAGCATTACAAACATCTTGGGGTGCAATTGTAAGTGCAAACAGAGCAGTTGGACAAGTTAATATAGCAGATAGCACAGCAAACGATTTCTTCATTACTGGAGTTCAATTAGAAGCTGGAACAAGTGCTACCGATTTTGAGTTCTTACCTTTTGATGTGAATTTAGGAAGATGTTTGAGGTATTACGAAAAAAGTGTTGCTAGTTCAGTATCCTTACCAACTTCTTCAGAAGCAGGTTCTCATCAAATTAATGGATTTCAAACTGGTTCAAAACAAATTAGAGTAATGAGAGATTTTAAAGTTCAAAAAAGAGCAACACCAACAATAACTATTTACGATACTGGTTCTAATACAGGTAAAGTAACCACTTATAATGATGCTGGAACTGCAACAACTAATGTTGCTTTTGGTGGGGTAATTGGTGAAAATGTAAATCAATATGCAATATATGTTGCAAGTACAGTAGCCGCAGGAGTGCAACATCATTTCACAGCAGAATCGGAATTATAGTTATGATTAATCAAGTAATTAAAAAATATTTTAACAACAAATTTATAAATTATGAAGTTACTTATGATAATAGTAAAATATCATTTGTGCCTTTAGACCCAGCTAACACAGATTACCAAGCTATTCAAAAGTGGATTGCTGAAGGTGGCGAAGTAATTGACAATCCACCACAGGAGAATAACTAAATGGCATATATCGGCAAACAACCAACAATCGGAAACTTCGTCAAGCTAGATGCAATCACAACATCTGCCACAGCTACCTATAACCTTACAAATGGTGGAGTAGCATTTTCTCCGCAATCGCCAAATCATTGTATCGTATCTTTAAATGGTGTTATTCAATCGCCAACAACATCATTTACAATATCTGGTTCAACGATTGTATTTGCTTCAGCTTTGACATCAGCAGATGTTATAGACTTTATCTTAGTCTTAGGAGATGTATTAAACATTGGTACTCCTAGTGATGCCACAGTAACATTTCCAAAAGTAACTTCTAATTTAATTACTGGTGCAACTGCTGAAACTACAATTGCAGGTGGCGACCAAATATTAATCTATGACGATAGTGCTGCTGCACTTCGTAAGATGACTAGAACTAATTTTGTATCTGGTATTGGTGCAAGTGCTGGACAAGTTATTCAGGTTGTAACTGCTACTGATGGAACTCAAAGAAGTACAACATCTACTTCATTTGTAACAGCTTCAAATACATTATCATTAAGTATAACTCCTGCTTCAACTTCAAATAAAATATTTTTATTATGCACAACTGTTTCTTATGGATTAACTTCTAGTAGAGTTTTATTTACAATTTTTAGAGGAGCTACAAATATAGGTGGTTCAGTTGAGAATGCTTTTGCTGAAAATAGACCAGATTGGAATACTGTTGCTTTTTCTTATTTAGACTCTCCAAATACAACATCATCTACTACTTATCAAGTTTATTTTAAAAGTGGTAGTGGCGGATTAGCTTATATGAATAATGACACTCTAGCATCACTTACAGCATTTGAGGTTAAAGGTTAATTATGAAAACAATACAAGCAATATACAAAGCAATAAGTAAAATAAATCCAACTGCACAAGCTAGTATGTCAGGTTATGATATTAATACTTTAGTTTGGGAAAATGGAACTCAACCAATTAACAAACAAGATATATTAGATTTAGTACCAGAATGTCTTGCAGAAATTGAAGCTGAAGAACAAAATAAAGAAACTAGAAAACAATCAGCAATATCTAAATTAAAAGCTATTGGATTAACTGACGAAGAAATAACATCATTAATAGGAGAATAACTAATGGCACTAACTAAATTATTATCAAGAGGTTTAGGAACTGGAGTAGGTGGTAAAGTTTTGCAGGTTGTATCAACAACTAAGACTGATACATATTCTAGTAGTGCAACATCTTTTACAGATATAACTGGAATGTCATTAAGTATTACACCATCATCAAGTGCTAATAAAATTTTAGTTTTAATTACAGCAAATATAGGTGCTGATGAGCATGTTAATGTAAGATTAGTTAGGGATTCAACTAATATATTTGTTGGAGATTCTGCTGGTTCAAGACAACAAGCATCAATATATATTTTTGGTAGAAGTACTATAGGTGCTACATCATACGAAGGTGCTATTCCATCTATAATTTCACATTTAGATAGTCCAGCAACAACATCTTCAACAACATATAAATTACAATCTTTTGTTAATAATTCAGGCTGGGTTTTTTATTTAAACAGATCTGGCTCTGATTCAAATAGTGCTTCTTATGGAAGATTAGCATCATCAATAACATTATTAGAAATAGCAGGATAATATGACTGATATACTTAAAGCAATTTTAAAACTAAATCCTAATGCAGAAGTATCAGTTAATGCTGAAGATATAAACCAAATCACTTGGCACAATGGCACACCACCAATACCTAAGGAACAGATACTAGCTAAACAACAAGAACTAATTGCAGAATATAATGCTAAGCAATATCAAAGAGAAAGAGTAAAAGAATATCCTGATTATAGAGAATATTTAGATGGTATTGTAAAAGGTGATAATGTTCAGGTTCAAAAATATATTGATGATTGTTTAGCTGTTAAAGCTAAATATCCAAAGGAATAATATGATTTGGTTTATATTAGGAATAACAATGGGAATATATTTAGGATGGAAATATAAAAATATTATTGATATTGTTATACAATTTGTAAAATCTAAATTTAACTTGTAAATGTTAAGTGGTGCATTATATGCAATGCACTAACTTATGGAGAATATATGTACAATTATTCAGATATAAAAAATTATTGGAATAAGTTTATGAATGATTATGCGGAAGATGTTAAGTCTTTTTGGAATAATTATTTTGAAGTTGTTTCAAAGATTTATAAAAATAAATAAATTTTAATTACAAAACAATAAGTTATAAAAAATATTTTTATTTACTTATTAGATAATTAAAATTATCTCGCCACGCCTAACCAACTACAGGAGTTAGCATGGCAAAAAAACCTAAAACAAATCAAGAGCTGGTTGATGAGATCAGAGATCTTCTTGATAAATTAGAAAATAACATCTGGAAAGAAGAAGAAAATTCTAACGCAGATGATTTTGATAATGATGAAGAAGAGGATGAGTACGATAACTAATCTTTATTCTTAATCTTTATAGGGGGGAAATTTATATCTCCCCTATATAAAATAACATCTTTTATTTATCCACATTTACTATATGCAATTAGCATGAAATTTTTATTAATATTTACTATTTGCAGCATGATGGATGGATCTTGCCTACCAATCAAATCCACAGGTAGAACCTTTGATACTTTTAAGCAATGCTCTTTAGCAGGATATGAAATGATCCATGCCTTTGCAAAGGAATTTAATAACGATATGTTTGAAGAGATAAGACCAGCTTTCCTCTTTAACTGTAAAGATATTTTATCTTCCTAATGTATGTAATAATTGACTTTTATAACCCACTACCTATAGTGGTAAAATGAAATCAAAGCACAAAATATCCACAACGTCTGTACGATTATCGGCACATGAAAAACTATGTGCTGAAAGAATGGAACAGTTAATAAAGACAATAGATGAATTGCGTAGTGATGTTAAACAACTTCATTCAGACATGAATAAAGGTAAGGGTGTTATAGCATTTCTCGTAATTATTGGTGGATTAGCAACAGCGATTGTGAGTTTTTTTCAGTTTAAATAAACAACTTAATGCTTAATGAGAAAGTCAGATAAGGGGTTAGTATCAGAGGCTTTAGCTCAAGCATATTTTGCAAAAGATCCAAACCTATTAGTGTTCACAGCTCTTGGTGGCATTGGTCCAGTTGATATAGTTGTCTATAATATTAAGACAAAAAAATATACTAACTACGATGTTAAGACAGTATCGTATAGGAAAAATTCAAATAAATATTGTAATAATAAAAATGAACGCATTAACAGATCCCCATCTAAAAAACAGAAGAATATGAACGTTAAAATTGCTTATGTTTATGAAGATGGTAAAATATTAATTCCATGACATACGAGGGTTTAAAAGCAAGAATAAAAAAACACGAGGGATTTTTAGATAAAGTATATTTAGATTCATTAAATAAAAGAACCATAGGTTATGGACATTTGCTTACAGAAGATGATGATTTTGTAGATGATGTTATTTATGACAAAGCAATACTTGAGGAATTGTTTAATAAAGATTTTAATGTTGCTGTCCAGGGTGCTGAAGAGTTGCTTACCAACTATGATATTAAACCACTTGCAAAAGAAGTAATTATTGAGATGGTATTTCAGCTAGGCAAATCTGGTGTTTCTAAATTCAAAAAAATGTTTGAAGCTCTTAAAGAATATAATTATACCATAGCTGCTAAGGAAATGTTAAATTCAATTTGGTATAGACAAACGCCAAGCAGATGCGAAGCATTGTCAAACATAATGAGGAGTTGTGCCTAATGTGGTGGAATATATTACCTACAATATTTAAAACTGGTGCTGAGATTTATAAGAACCATAAGCAATCAGAGCTTTTAGAATCTGAAGCTGAACGTAGATATTATGAACGTATGGCTAGAGGTGAAATAGAATACCAAAGAGATGTATCAGATCAACACGACAAGACATGGAAAGATGAGTTTGTATTAATTATTGTTTGTATTCCAATCCTAGTATTATCGTATGCAATCATTAGTGATGATGTAAATATAAAAGCTAAATTAGATTTGTTCTTTAATTATTTTGACAAATTTCCTTCTTGGTATCAATGGTTAATCGTTGGTATCTTTGGTGCTATCTATGGATTAAAACCAACATTAGATATATTTAAAAAATGAGTGATCAAATAACTACAATGTTTGCTCAATCTTATTCTAAAAAGAAACCTACATTGACATCGCAACAAGGATCAAACGTAAAAGTTAAATTTATTAAATCTAAAAAATTATCCAAGCCTATGTGTGGCTGCGGTTGTAATGGCTAAGAAATATCTAGAAAACAAATTCATTAAACCACCTAAACGTAAACGCAAAGGTAGGCATACTAAAAGAATAAATAAATCTAAAACTTATAAAGACTATGCTGGACAAGGAAGAATATAATAAATTAAATTGCATATATAAATTAAAGAGTGGGATATGCTGTTTGTTAAGTAGCTGCAAATGTGATACTACAAACAAAGACTGTTATCTTTATAATCTAATTAAAGAAGATGACTTTAATCCTTACAGATGGATAGGTGAATGATTACATATAGAGGTGAAAAATTTTCTGGTTATAACAAACCTAAATCTACTCCTGGTAAAAGTAAAAAATCAGCAGTTCTAGCAAAGCAAGGCAATCAAATAAGATTGGTTAGATTTGGTGATCCTAATATGACTATTAAAAAAAACATACCAGCAAGACGTAAATCCTTTAGAGCCAGACATCGTTGTGCCACAGCTACCAATAAACTATCTGCTAGATATTGGTCTTGCAAAGCGTGGTAATTTATAACTAAAGAATAGTTAATCTTTTATTTTAAAGATTCTATCAAGTTCTTTTAATTCAATTCCAGCTTTATATCTTTCCATAGCAAAGTTGTAATGATCTTTGTGCATTGCTAAATCTAATTTAATTGGATCATACCAATCTTTTAATGCACGATCTTCATCACATCCATCACAATGCAATATATCTTTTTTATCAGGGAATATTTGTTGATGACTACAATATCCACATTCTAAAAAAAGTTTATCAAGTTCTAATTTGTAAACTATTTTTTTCATAACTCTCCTTTTGTTGTTTTTTACATTATAACACATTTGGTTATGCTTGTCAAGTATTATTATTTTAAGTAAAATAAACAAAAATAAAAAATGCCAAGAGCCAAAAAAATTTCCATAAGAAAATGTGGTAATTGTAATTGGTGCGGAAAAGAACTTTTATCAAATATGGGTGGTTGGATTATCAATGCAGAACATAAACATTTTTGTCATGGTATAGATCATACCTGTTTTGATGAGTATTTAACTACCATTAAATCAACAAGAGAGAATACCAAGCCAAACGCTAACTTTGACAAGTTAAAAGAAATATATATAGAATATCTTAAACGTGGTAAGCGTTTTAATAATAGGTAAATATATGCAGAAAAAAAAGAATGGTAAAAAAAAGAATGGATTTCCTGACTTAACTGGAGATGGCAAAGTAACTTTTGCAGACATCTTGAAAGGTAGGAAGGTTATTGGTAATGGTAAAAAAGGCAAATCATTAATGAGTTAATAATATGAAATCTAAATATCACACTACCCAAGAAGGAAAGAAAGCTCGTAAAGGTTTATACTACAATATAAATCAACGTAAGAAAAAAGGTATAAGCAGATCTAAATCTGAATCT